AAGTCTCACGTTTATAATATTATACTTTACTCTAACTTATCGGACTGGGGTGCTTTAATTAAGGATAAAAATATTAGAGACTTAGAATATGATACTCTTACCTATAACCCTACTAATGTTGAGGCTTCTTGGTCTTATAATGGACGTGATAACGGTTATACTTTTCCTCTTATTAATTACGGATATTTTAACGGAGATAGCCATACTACTGACCAGCAAGTAGAGGAGTTTCTACCTTCCGTATTCGTTTACGATGTATTTAGAAAGGTATTTAAGGATATAGGCTACCAGCTTAAGCCGGGTTTCTTCGGTAGAGAAGAGTATAGAGACTTAATAATGCCTTCTATAAAAACTGACTTAAGTGCTTCTAAAGAGTTTTTAGACGCTAATAGAGCTAGAGCTATAGTAGGTAATACTCAATCGGTAGTACTTAACTCTCAAACGGGGTTATTTAATTTTTATACCGGCTTAGAAGACCCTTCCAGTAATTGGAGTAACTTTTACTATGTAATACCTTTCCCTAACTCTAACTTTAGCGGTAACGCTACGATAGAGGTAACTAACTTGCAATTTGCTTTCGATAACGATGTAACTTTCAAGATTAGCGAATACCAGACTCTTAGTATACTAAGCCAAGTTATAGATGAACAGACTATAACGGTTAAAAAGAACTCCCAAGAGGTAGCTACTTTTGAGCTATCCTTTAACGACGTTACTTTAACTGACGGTTATTATATCCTTATTGAATGGTCGGCTACTAATAGCGGTACTAAGTTACGAGTGCAACCTAGTGGTTTACAGTTTAATATTACACCTATAAGCGCTCCTTTAGTTAACGGTACTGAAATATCTATTAAGGACTTCGTTTACGATATAGATCAGAGCAACTTTGTTAAAGCTTTTATACAAGAGCTTAACTTAGTTCACTTAACGGACGAAAGAGCTAAAACGGTAGAGTTTTTACATAGAGATGACTTTTATCTAGGTATCGAAGAAGCGGAAGACTGGTCTGAGAAGTTAGACGTATCTAAAAAGCAAACTATAGAACAGATAGATGATAAGTTAAACCGTCAATTAGATTTTAAGTATAAAGAAGACGATAATGACCCTTTTTTAGAGTCGTTTACTAATACTTGGAGTACTAATTTAACGGACGATTCACGCAAATTAGATAACGAATTTTTGAAAGATGAAAAGACAATCGCAGATATTCCTTTCGCTGGAAGTGTGGGAAGTGGTACTATTACCCAGTCAGCAGGTGGAAGTTTATATCTGCCTCAATTAGTTAATAACTTTAAGAACGCTGGAAAGGAAATAGATTTAGAACCTAGATTATTAATATACGAAGGGTTAAAGACCGGTTCTTTTACTTTTGAAGGAGTGCTAAAATCGGAGTATCCGTCTAGTTACTTTATTAAAAAAGGTTCTGGACCTTTCGATGTATCTTTAAGTTTTAAGAACCTAAACGACATTAGTAAGTCGTTACAAGATAATGACGTAGGATTAGTAGATAGACACTACAAAGAACAGATTAGACAGTTTAACGAAGCTAGGTTATACACTTGTTACTTAAGATTAACGGGTGTAGATATAGTTAACTTAAACTTTAGAAAACCTAAGTTAATTAACGGAGTTTATTACTATCTTAATAAGATAGAAGATTATAAAGCCGGAGTATTCGAGTCGGTTAAATGTGAATTAATACAAATAGTATAATATGGCTAAAGAAGAAGTATTTTTTGGAATAAATATAGATACGGGAGAAGCTATTAAAGACTTCGGAACTCTTAAGAAAAGGACTAAAGAATTAAAGAGAGAATTAGACGGTACTAAGATAGGTACTAAGAGATTCAAGGAGTTAAAGACCGAGATAACTAAAAACCAAGGTACTATAAGACGTTTTAACCGTGAGTTAAGACAAACTAAGTCTTTAGCTACTAGAGTAGGTCAAGGAGTTACGACGGCGTTTAAAAGGGTAGGAGGGGTATTAGCTGGTGCTTTTGCAGTTGGTCAGTTAGTCAACTTTACTAAAGAGGTGGCTAATATTACTTCTAAATTCGAAAAGTTAGAGGCAGTATTAGAAACTGCATTAGGTTCTAAGTCGGAGGCTCAAAAGAGTTTCCAAATGATACAGAAGTTCGCTGCAAGAACTAACTTTAGTGTACTGGAATTAACTGACGCTTACGTTAAACTAGTTAATCAAGGGTTTAAACCAACGGTAGAAGAAATAGAAAACTTAGCTGACTTAGCTAATAGTACTGGTAAGTCGTTCGACCAACTTACAGAGGCTATTATAGATGCCCAAGTAGGAGAGTTCGAAAGGCTAAAAGAGTTCGGTATTAGAGCTAAAAAAGAAGGAGACCAAGTTAAGTTTACGTTTAAAGGTGTAGAGACTCAGGTTAAGTTTACAGAGAAAGCGATTCAGGGTTATATATTAGCATTAGGAGACTTACAAGGTGTTAGTGGTTCTACTGAGAAGATTAGTAAAACTTTAGGAGGAGCAATATCTAACTTAGGAGACGCTTGGGATAGTTTCTTAGTCTCTTTAGGTACTACCGATAGCTTTTTAGGTAAAATTATTAGAGGTTTTGTTGATCTTTCGTCTGGTGTTGTGAAATTCTTTACGGAGACGGAAAAAGGTAGTGAAAAGCTACAAAAACAGAGAATGGAGCTTAATTTATTAGTAGCAAGAATAACAGATGCTAATATTAAAGAATCGGATAGGTTGAAACTTATAAAGCAATTAAATAGTATTTACCCTGACTTCTTAGGTAATTTAGAGGCAGAAAAGGCTACTAACGAGCAGATAGCTAATAGACTTAAAGAGGTAAATAAGGAGTTAATTAATAAGATTGCTTTACAGTTACAAGATGAGAAGTTACAAGAACAGTTGACGGAGGCTGCAAGGCTACAGAATATAGTATTCGAGCAAGAGCAAGAGATAAGAAGTGACTTAATTAAGCTAAACGAGAAGTATGGATTAAGTATAGACTTTGTTAATACTACTTTAGAGGAACAAATAAAACAAGCTAAAGAAGGGTTGGATACTCAGACAGAGGTTATAGATAATACTAAAACCGGTATAGCAACTACTAATGCTCAAGGTATAGCTAATAAGGGTTTAACACTGTCTTTAATAACTTTAAAATCAGCTCAAGAAGATGTAAATAACGCTACAGAAGAGGCTAATAAGTTACAGAAACAAAGGCAAGATCTTGTTAGTTCTCTATTCGGAGGAACTGAACCTACTGATAGTACTCAAACTGTGACTCAAAATTTAAGAATCGGAACAATATTAGACCCTACAGACGAAGACCCTTTTACATTCGACGAAAAGGTAGAAGAAGTAGATACTGGCTTATTAGAAAACGAAAAAGAAAGATTCGAGACTAGAAAAGACTTAATGAGTCGTTTAATTAGCGAAAGAGATATAGAAACTCAGAACTTTGTAGATAGTCAAGAGGTTAAACGTCAGCAGATGGAAATGACTGCGGAGTACGAGCGTGAAATGAATCAAATACGTTTAGAATCTACTGCTAACTTAATAGGTTCTACTATTCAGTTATTATCTAGAGACGAAGCATCTAGAAAAAAGAACGGTAAACTTATAAAAGCTTTAGCTATAGCAGAGATAGCTGTTAATACTCAAAAAGCCTTAATGAATGTAGAGGTTAACGAAAAATCGCCTTTATTCTTACCTAACTTATTTACGGGAGGTTTAGCAGGTTTAACTATAGGAACGGTTCAAAAGATAGCTATAGCAGCGCAAGGAGCAGCAAGTATAGCAACGGTAGCTTCACAGAAATTCGCAAAAGGAGGTATATTAAACGGTCCAAGTCACGCTTCAGGAGGTATTAAGACACCTTTAGGAGAATTAGAAGGAGGAGAAGCGGTTATTAATAAAAAGTCTACGGCTATGTTTAGCGGTACTTTATCTGCTATAAATGAAGCCGGAGGAGGTAAGAAATTCGCTAGAGGGGGAGTATTACCTACACCTAGTACTATAACTACTCCTAACGATATAAATAAGGATATATTAAGAGCTTTAACTAACTTTAACCTAAGTCCTACCGTAAGTGTAGTAGAGATTAACGAAGCTCAGACTAGGATATCAGAAATA